ATGCCGTATACAGCCGCCGCAATGCGGTGCTGGGGCGTAGCAAGTAATCCACAGGTTGTTGTGGATAAGGCGAAAAGCGGGCTTCGGCCCGCTTTTTGTTTTTGGGGAGTTGTTGGTGTGGGCAGTCATCTAGATTGATAAGAGAGACAAAGCGGGAAAAACGGGACGAAATGGGATGAAAAGGCCCGTGGTTCCAAGGGTTCGACTGTTTTCGCGCTCCGCCCTGGTCATCATCGGTGGTTTGAGAAATGACCGCCATTCCCGCAGTTAGTGACAGCCAAAATGCAAAACGGCCACCCAAGCGGATGGCCGTTCAATGGCCGTTTTAAGCCCCTTTACCTGGCAGGTAAATCGTCCGGCAGGTCGCAGGCCACCATCGCGTTCTCGACTAGGCTCTGCAGGTGTTCGGCCAAGACCTCCAGTTGTGTCGTTTCCAAATGGCGCAGGGACGGTACGCGAGCCCGATCCAAGGCCACTTCTACCGCCTGCCACCAACCGTATCGCATTGAAATACGGCTGATCTCTCTCAGTGCTCGCGCCCGAACACCTTGATTCAAAGGCCTACACAGCACTTCGCCACCACAGCTGCTCGCTTCGCGCGGTGCATCTGGCACCGCCTCGCTCATAAGCAACGCCAATTTAGCGACCAACTGCCGCTGTCCCCCTGTTGGCATCTATAGCCCCTCCTTCTGCTAAACCCACGGCACGCCGGGCAAATGGGATTACATCGGCTTCCGGCAGGCCGCTTCCCAGCAGCTCGTAGACAAGCATTGCCGCCTCGGCCCTCTTGGGCGTCGGTAGAAATGCGTTTTTAGCCGCCAAGGCGTCTTCAACGAGCTGCAGCGCGAGGGTAAGTCGCTCCGGATTCAGATTGTGAGACTGGGACTCCCCTCCCCCGGATTCCTTGTGCTGCAAGGCTTCCAGCTGCTCAGGACCGTTTCCAGTCAGCACCCAGTTGATGTTCCAGCCCAGCGTGGCGTAGCCCAACAAAGCAGCCGCACCTGGCTCTCGCTCGCCTCGCTCATAAGTGCCCAGAGTGTTCTTGTGGATACCTACAGCCGGAGCGAACGCCGCCTGTGACTGCTGACCACGAATGCGGGTCAGGCGTTCGCCAATCTCTTTTAGTGCGTGTCGCACTTAAACCTCCGCAACTGCGACGCAAAGTGCGACGCAGCCTGGCTATGTCGCACTTCCACCAAAGCCTTGAAGTCAAAGGCAAAAACGAAAAAACCACGCATGGCGGTCAGTCCCTCCAAGTGCGACACGCATTTGCAGTTGACGTAACCACAAATGCGGGTAATATCTGCGCTGTAGACACCGCCAACGGAACCCATCCAACGTGACGGCAAAACAGCCCACAAAAAAAACCAGTCAAGACGACTGGCACCCTGCCGAGGTAGGGGCTCAACTGCGCATGAAGGGCATCTCCTTGCGCCAGTTGAGCCTGCTCAACGGCTACAGAAATCCGAACAGCCTGGCTAAAGCTCTCCATAAGCCGTATCCCACGGCCGAAGCCATCATTGCTGAGACGCTGGGCATCAGCGCTCAGGAGATCTGGCCCAGCCGATACGACTCGGAAGGCAAACCCAACCGGGGTAAGCCTGGCCAACCTGCCCTTATTCCTGCTGGGTTAAAGCCTAGCAGGCTGCGCGCAGCTCGCAATCCACAAACGGCGGTGGCTCGATGAACACCGCCGATATCTACAGCCTGGCCCAGGTCAATGGGCGGGGATCAGCCGGCAGTGCCCCAGTGACGGGCCAGTGCCCCGCGTCCATGCGCGCGAAAACCCCGGCAACGCAGCAGCTGGTCCACCGCCTTGCGGCCATCGATGGGTCCCAACGGACACCTGTCGGTGGAACCTCCGCCAGCGGGCTGCGCGCGGTAGCCGGTGGGGGTGTCGGATGAGCCGCCGTGCGCGCCCCGACGCCCTCACCGGGGATCTGTTCGCCCAGATCCCGCAACCCTGGCGCACCGATGCGGGCGGGATGGACTTCCGCACCCAAGTGGCCACCTTGGTCGGCCAATTGCTGGCCGAAACCCAAGGACACGACAAGGACAAGGATCGTTTTTGGGTGGCTGGCCAAGTGTCGCGCTTGGTGGGCAAGGAAGTTTCCAAAAGCATGCTGGACGGCTACACAGCTGAGTCCCGCGACACCTTCAATCTGCCGTTCTATCTGGTTGCACCGCTGGAAAGCGTCTGCAGCGGAACTTTGCTGACGGATTGGCTGGCCGGGGTGCGCGGCGGGCGCTTCCTGCCCGGCGTTGAAGCCATCGATGCTGAAATCGGCCGCCGCAAACGCGAAATGGCCGATGCCCAGGCTGAAATCAAACAGCTGGAGCGTATCCAGCGCATGCACCGGAGCCACCGCTAATGGCCGATGGATGCCGCACCCCTGAAGCCTTCGACCTGACGCTGATCGCCACGGCCCTAAACGTGGCCAAGCGTTCGGTTGAACGGCGAGCGTCCAAGGAAAACTGGGCCTTCTCCACACGCACCGGTCGAGGTGGCGAGAAGCGCTATTACCCTCTTGCCAGCCTGCCGACAGAGGTTCAAGCCGCCATCCTGGTGCGAACCGCTCCAGCCGCCCCGGCAGCGCCCAGAAAGATAGTCGGCAAGGTTCAAGGCGCAGACCAGATCGCCAGCGCTTGGAAGCGCTGGGAAGCTGCAACCGAGCTCCTGCAGGCCCGTGCCAACCGCATGGCTGCGGCGCTGGATGCCGTCGCCAAGCTCGTAGCCCAAGGCCAGCCATTGATGGTGGCCCGGCAGGACGTGGCCGCTGCTCTGCAGCGCGACAACGTGCCTGGTAGCAGCGTCGCCAGTCTCTCCCGCTGGGCCGCCGCCACCGCAGGTGCGCCCCGTTCCGACTGGGCCGCATTGCTCCTGCCCGGCTATGCCGGCAGCAACAACGTGGCCGAGTGCGATCCGCAGGCCTGGGATTGGTACAAGGGCCATTACCTGACCCGCGCCAAGCCCACGCATGCAGATACCTATCTGCGCACAAAAGACATGGCATCGAACCAGGGATGGGCGTTGCCCAGCGCCCGCACGATGGAGCGCCGCCTAAATGCCGAGGTCAGCAGGGTTACCCAGGTAGTCCTGCGCGATGGCCCGCAGGCTGCTGCACGCTTGCTCCCCACCCAGCCACGCGACGCCCTGGCGTTTGGCGTAGGCGAAGCGGTCAATGGTGACGGCCTGAAGTTCGACCGGCTTTGGGTGAAGTTTGAAGACGGCGAAGTCATCAACACCGCCACCGCGTGGGTGTGGCAGGACATTCACAGCCGCAAGCTGATTGCCTGGCGCTTGGCGAAGACCGAAAACACCGATGTCTTCCGTCTGGCCACCTACGATCTGACGGGCGTTTGTGCTCCGACGCACGTCTGGATGGACAACACCCGCGTGGCAGCCAACAAGCTGATGACAGCGGGTGCCAAGGGGCGGCATCGCTTCAAGTCTGACCCCGAAGATGGCCTGGGCATGCTGCTGATGCTGGGAATGGAGCCCCACTTCACCAACCCTGACAAAGAGAGTGGCAACCCCGGTGCAAAACCCATCGAGCGTTCGTTCGGTATCGGTGGTCTGCATGAAATCGTAGCGACCAACCCGCGCATCATTGCAGCCAAGGGCTATAGCAAAGCGACCGCTATCGATGTGGCCCTGCTGCAGGAAGTGATCGCCGAGGAAGTGGCTCGCTTCAATGCCAAGACGATGCGGCGGACTCAGGCCTGCAGGGGCACGCTGAGTTTTGACCAAGCGTGGGAAGCGGGCTTGCAGCAGCGTCCGCCCCGCGTGCTTGCAGACGCGCAACGCCGCCTGCTGCTTATGGCCCGCGAGGTGGTCAGGGCAGATCACAACAATGGAGAGCTGCGCATCGAAGCGGGCCGTGGCCCGTGGGGTAAGAACGCCTATTGGTGCGAACACCTACCGCAGCACGCAGGCCGCAAGCTCGCTGTGCATTTCGACCCGGACAACCTGCATGCAGGCGTCCACGTCTACAGCCTGGACGGTCGCTATCTCTTCGCCGCTGACCATATCCCCCGCGCGGCCTTTGGCGACACCAAGAGCGGCCGGGAGCACGCCAAGTTCCGCCGTCGTAACGCCAAAGCCAACAAGGAAATCGCAGCCAACGAAGTCCGCATGGATGCCTTGGAACGCGAAGCGTTGTACCAGGCGGCGAAATCAACACCGCCATCTTCGCCCAGCGCCGCCCCTGACTCGACCGTAGTGCAGGGCCACTTTCAGCGCACGCCCGATCCACAACGGGATGCACTGCAACGGACTGGCACCGACGACAACCGCCTCCAAAGCAGCCTGTCCAGCTTCCTTGAAGCCCAGCAGGCACGGCAACTCAAGGAAAGCGGCTGGGAGCCGCCGGAAACCGACTAATGCACGCCACCGCCGCCAACAACACCACGATTCAAAGGGGAAACACCACCATGCTCGACACCGCCACCGCATCCACCACCGTCCTGCCCACCGCCGCAGAAGCGGACGCTGCACCTGATGTGCGCGCCCTGGTGCGCTCGCTGATGGACAGTGACAAGCGTCTTTCACAGGCCAAGATTGCAGTGGCCGCAGGAATCAGCAGCACCACCCTGAGCCAGTGGCTCAGTGGATCGTATGGCGGCGACAACGCCGCTATCGAAGCAAAGATGCTGCGTTGGGCCGAAGCCACAGAAGCCCAGCGCGCCCAGGCTGCAGCCATGCCGGCCGCGCCGGGATACGTAGAGACACCGACAGGAAAAAAGATCATCGACGCATTGCGCTATGCGCAGATCGCAGGCGATATGGCGGTCATCTATGGCGGCGCTGGGCTCGGCAAGTCCGAGGGCATCAAGAGCTACAAGAAGACGATGCCGAACGTGTGGCACGCCACCATGACGCGCGCCAGCGCGAACGTGGTTACAGCGCTTGAGGTCATTGCCGAGGCTCTGGGCCTGACTGTCTCGGGTGGCGCCAATAAGCTCCACGCCGCCATCTGCAAGAAGGTTGCAAACACAGGTGGTCTGCTGGTCATTGATGAGGCCCAGCACCAGACCGAAGCCGCGCTGGACCAGATTCGCGCCATCCACGATGCGACTGGCATCGGCATTGCACTGGTTGGCAATGAGCAGGTGTTTGCACGCCTGGCTGGCGGCAACCGCGCCGCCTATCTGGATCGGCTCTTCTCGCGGATCGGCAAAAAGGTGCGCCTGGCAAAGGCTACCCAGGACGATGTCGCGGCCCTGCTCGATGGTTGGAAGGTCCAGGACGCGAAAACCCGTGCGCTGCTCGGTGATATCGCGGGCAAGCCCGGCGCTCTGCGCGGGATGACCAAAGTCCTGCGCTTGGCCAGCATGTTCGCCGTCGCCGAAAAGCGCAGCCTGGCCTACGACGATGTCCGCGCCGCGTGGCGTGAACTGGGTGGCGTGGAATGAGCGTCCAGCTGATCACCGCCGACATGCTCACCGCCGCCCGCGTAATCAGCAATCTGGCAACGGCGTCGGTACAGCAGAAGTGCATGGCCGTGGAAGCCATCGCTGCCAAAGGAACCCCGGTCGATCAACTGACGGTCCGGGAACTGATGGATATCGCCATGCAATCCGCGCCCCAGCGCAATGGAACTGCCTCGATGGTGGCCACCACCACCGCGCCCCAGCGCGCCCGAATCGTCCGGTTGCTGGAAGACGCCGGGATAGACACAGCAACCGTCCACGATGGCCTGTCGGAAATCTTGGAAAGCGCTCGGGTGCATTTGCCGCGAGGCATCCGCCTAGAGCAAGCCCTGCGTGGCATCAGTCACGCGTCCGGTGCCCGCCTGACCCAGGCAATCCGCACTATCACTGCAAAGGAACTGGAATGAATCAGTCACAGAATCCAGCACTGGACCCGTTCAAGAGTCATTTGGGCGAGTTGGCCATCGCGATGTATCACCTTGGCCTGAGCGCCTGCACGCCGCGCCAAATGGTAATCACCGAGCGCAGGGCAACCATCGTCATTGAGCGGCCGGCCGATGCCTCCTTCATCCAGGGCGCTATGCGTCGCCGCCAAACCACCGATGGCGTGACCAGGACGGTGTTCACCACCCCGTTTTATGGCTGCCTTTTGGAATGGGAAGTGGAGAGCGAGGCCCATGCCGGATAGCCCGGCCTCCCTGGACGAAGAGGAGCTGCCGCCCTACCTGGGCGGCCGACTCGCCCAGTCCCTGCGGCATCACTTCGAAGAATTTTTCGGTCCTGGCTACATCCACAAGCCCGAGCCCTGGAAACACAAGGAAACCCAAAATGAAGAATGAAACGGTACTGGATGGCTATCGGAAAGATGCCCAGGGCCGACTGGTGGCAGAAGCACTGATCAAGCCAATCGACCAAGCGCGCGATGACTTGGTGATGGAGATCGTCAACAAAGCCATCGGACTGCATCGCCTCCTGGCTGACTTCAAGCGAGACGCATTCAACGATATCGACGCCTTCGTGGAGCTGAGTGCGGAGCAATACAGGGCGCGCATCGGCGGCAAGAAAGGCAACGTTACCCTGCGCTCTTTTGATGGCGAGTATCAGGTGCTGCGTTCAATCCAGGAGGCAATCCGCTTTGATGAGCGCCTCCAGGCAGCAAAGACCCTGATTGATGAATGCCTTACAGAGTGGACGGAGGGCGCAAGGGTCGAACTGAAGGCGATCATCAATGATGCCTTTGCCGTTGATAGGGCAGGCAACATTCGAACCGCCCAGGTGCTGGGCCTGCGCCGTCTTGCAATCAGCGATGAGCGCTGGCAGCGAGCAATGCAGGCGATCAGTGACGCTGTCCAGGTGACTGGCTCCAAGAGCTATGTGCGCATCTACAAGCGCGATGCACTGGGCAAGTACCAGCCAATTTCCCTCGACCTAGCGGCGGTCTGACCATGAAGAGCGCACTGATGATCCATGCGGCAACCGCCGCCGACGCCATCAAACTCCTGATGGCTAATACCGTGGTCAGCCTGGCTACGGAGATTGCGGACGCGACTGTCCGTGCTGACATCGAGATGTACGCGAAGGAGGTCATTTCCGAAGGTGTCCGGTACTACGACATCACTGCCACTGCCGACGAAGACAGCAAGATGCAGGCGGACGCCCTAAGGCGCGCCATCCGCTACATCGAGAAGCGCGGAGACGCCCTGCCTTTCGCAATGAAGCGGCACATCGGCTGCAAGTCCTTGGTGTGGTTTGAAGACAAGGAAATCGAGGCAAACCAGTGAAGATTCTTAAGATCGAAGTGAACCTAAACGACGTGGACGCGACGGCGAACCAAGCCGCCGACAACATCCTCAAGCTCATGGATGCGTGCGTTGCCAAAATGGACGGCCAGCAATGCGTGCAGTTCGTAATGGGCACCCTCGCGGGTGTGGCTGGAGGAATCGGTGGGCGCATGGGCATGGCCGAAGCCAACGCCATCTTTTCGGCAACCCTGAAGGTGTTGCACAGCGTTAGCCAAGAACGCGCCGTCACCAGCAACCGGAAGCACTGACTATGTTCCCCAAGAACCTCACCTTTTTCCGATTCCCCGCCACCATAGACTTCTCTGCCGTGGACGAGCTCCTGCCACTGGTGGCGTTGAAGCCAGTCGGCGCTCTCGAAATGTCGTCGCGTGGCTTTGTGTCCCCGTTCGGCCGCGAGGAAAGGAGCCTGCTCTCCCACACCGTCAGCAAGGTGCTTTGGCTGACGATTGGCGGCCAGGACAAGATCCTCCCGGCGACTGTGATCAACGAAACCTTGGCCGCTCGCCTGGAAGCGCTAGAACAAAACGAGGGGCGCAAGCCGGGCGGACGCGAACGCAAGCGCCTGAAGGATGATGTGCTGCACGAGCTGCTGCCACGTGCTTTCGTCAAGTTGTCCCGTACAGATGCTTACGTGGACCTGCAGCACGGCTATGTCGCCGTAGACACTTCAAGCCGCAAAAGCGGTGAGAACGTAATGAGCGACATCCGCGGGATGCTGGGCAGCTTCCCTGCTATGCCCCTTAATGCCGAGGTTGCGCCGCGCGCGATCCTGACAGCCTGGCTTGCAGGCGAGCCCATGCCAATAGGGCTGAGCCTGGGCGAAGCCTGTGAGCTGAAAGACCCCGCCGAGGGTGGTGCGGTACTGCGGGCAAAGCATCAGGAGCTTGGGGCCGAGGAAATCGCCAACCACCTGGATGCTGGAAAGCAGGTCACCCAGCTGGCTCTGGTCTTCGACGATAGCCTGTCTTTTGTTCTTGGCGATGACCTGATTGTCCGCCAGCTGAAGTTCTTGGACGGCGCTCTGGATCAGCTGCAGGACATTGATGAAGAAGGACGCCGCGCCGAGCTAGATGCCCGCTTTGCTCTATCCAGCGGCGAAATCCGCCGCCTGTTCTTGTTGCTGGAGCAGGTATTCAAGCTGAGCAAGGTGGAGGGCTGACCGTGGTCACCAAAGAACAATGGGCAAAGGTGGCCGAGTCGCTTGCGCACCCCTTCGGTGGTGGCGCTGACTTCCGGATCGATGGCCACGACGTGAAACTGCGTGTCGTCAAGAAGGCCAAAGGGCTCACGTATGGAATCGTCGCTTACATCGACGGCTTCGTTAAGGGCGAGAACCTCAACGCCGAAAGCGCAATTGGCGCGAAGTTCTATCGCGCGCAGACAATCTGCGTTTACACGCCAAAGGAGCGTGCGCGCTGGGTTAAGGATTGGGGTAAACGCGAGGCGGCAAAGATCATAAAGAAAGGAACCATTCTGCGGCACAACTGCTTTTTCCCAAGCGCCGAATCCGCCCGCAAGACCTGGGCAAAGACGTGCTCCAGCATTGAGCTGGTCCGCGTGGGCTTTGAGCAGCCCCAGGCCGCCGAGGACTCCAAGTGATGACCTCTCGCAAAAGTCCACGCGGCCCTCAGTTGGCCAAGATCCATATCGCGGCCGCACAGTTGGGCATGGATGAAGAGACCCGCCGAATCCTCTACTGGAACACCACGGGCAAAAACTCCGCAGCGGATATGACGGATGGCGAACGCGAACGCGTCATCGCCGCGTTGATTGAAAAGGGCTTTGTGGACAAGAAGCGGGCCAACGGCAAAGCGTCTTTCCCTGGTCGGCCTGAAGAAACCGACAAGGTTCCGATGATGCGCAAGGTTGAAGCGCTGCTGGCCGATTCGGGCAGACAGTGGGAATACGCGCGGGCGACGGCCAAGCGGATGTTCAAGGTGGAGCGCTTGGAATGGCTTGACCATGATCAGCTCCACAAGCTCATCGCGGCGCTGCAGATCGACGCAAACAGGCGGGGTAAAGCCTGATGCGCGCGACCTGCCCAGAATGTGGTGCACAGGCACACATAAGCGCCATGTTCGTTGAAGAGGATGGTAAGCGCCTGGCCATGATCGCGGCCGGCCTCGGCCCCGAGTTGGGTAAGGTGCTTTTGTCCTACCTGGGGCTGTTTAAGCCGGTCAAGCAGGGGCTGCGGCTGGCTCGCGCGGTGAAGCTCGCCCAAGAGGTCGCTGACCTGGTCACCATGGGCACTGTCTGCAAGGACGAACGCAGCTCCATTCGCAGGCCCGCAACGCCATCGCATTGGGCTGCTGGTATGGACACGATGCTTACCCAGCGTTCCAGCCTGGTCCTGCCGCTGGAGTCGCATGGCTACCTACGTGCCGTGGTCTATGGCCTAGCGGACAAGTTTGATGCGCAGCAGGAACGGCAGCGGGAAACCGAAGCCCGGACCGGTCGCCATCTGAGCCAAGCCACAGGCGTTTCGTCGTCGCCGCATCAGGAATCGAAGCTTGATACCCAACTGGCCTACATCGACCACCTAGAACGTATGGATCAGATCACGGCCGAGGAAGCCACAGCACAGCGCCAGGAGGCGTTTACCAAGTTTGGAGGCTCCAATGGTTGACCAGCCGGACCTAATTCCCGATCTTCCCATCGATGCGCGGGGGCTGATGTCGGCCGATTTGGATGATCTGCCCAAGGAACGTTGGCCGCGCGAGTTGGTACGGGCTATCGAGGTGGTGGAAAGTGCCTACATAGAGGCAGGGTATGCCGAGGACGTGGCGTTTGAGTTGGCACGGGCCGGCATGGTTGCCTTGGCAGATTTTGGTGGTGGCCGTCAGTGGTATCTGCCCCGAGGTGACGCACTGCAAACAGCGTTGCGCGATGCGAATATCTATCGTCGCTCGCGCCGGGGTAACATCCCGGCGCTGGCTGCAGAGTTCCGGCTTACGGAACGACACGTCTGGCGGATTCTCCGGCAGCAGTACCACCTGCATCGCAATAAGGTCCAACTACAGCTATTCGAAGGGGAACAAGGATGAAACGGATTTTACTTTTCTGCGCCGCATTGGCTTTGGTTGGCTGCACACAGTCGCCCGAACAGGAAGCCCAGGCGCTTTGCCGAACTGCGCTTCTGAATGCCGTAAAGAATCCCACTAGTGCGAAGATTCCGCCTGGCAACGTTGTTGCGGCAAGCTATCTCCCTGCCGGTGAGGATTTTTCAGTCAACTGGGGACGCGGCAAAGGGCTTCTCCTTCAGAATGACTTCGGTGCCATGATCGACTCGGAAGCTGTTTGTGTCGTCACGAAGGGCGTGGTCACGGGCCTTTCATTCGGCAGCATCGAGTAGGATGACGATTCGACGCTAACGCCTCGGTTCGAAACTTAGGACATCCTCCTAGCCCCGCCAAGAGCGGGGCTTTTTCGTTACTGACGCCCGTCAGTCCCAACTGATTCGCGCGCGCGCGCAAAGTCCCTTACGCAGGCACGGCGGCCTGCTTTGCCGGCAGCAACAGATTCCCCCTGTTGCTGCCGGCCTCTAACGAGGGACTTATGAACGAACCGCTGCTCAACAAGGCATCCCGCCTGTTCCAACCGGTGACCAGCCTGCTCGACCGAATCGGTCATGCATGGGTGTGGTTGCTGCTTTCTCTGATGCTGCTGGCAATCGTGGTTGCCATCAATCCGGTGAAGCTCGGCCCGTACGTATGGTTCATGTCGAAGTTGCTGGGCGGCGCGGCCGTTGGCTACTTCGTGGACCTTGGTGCTTTCCGGGGTGCCGATCCGCGTTACCAGGAAGGAATCGAACGCGGCATGTCGCAGACGCGGCGGGCCACGATCATTGCGGCCTGCATCATTGGCGCGGGGCTGATCGGATGAACGGCCCCTCATCCTTCAAAGGCGTGGGCCAGCTCTGGGCCAGCTTCTGGACCCAGTTCGGCCGTGACCCGCGCGAAGCCATCGCAGCCATCCTGGTGTTGGCGCTTCTCTTCGCTGGGCTGGTATGGGGCTTGTTCAACAACCCAGCCCTGGCGGCGGAACCGACGAAGCCTGCCCAACGTGTCGCCATTCCCGAGGCCAGCGCGCTGTATCGCCACCGCGTCGAGCAAGTTGCCGCAGACGTGTGGGGCGTCAATGGTTCGGCAGCGAGGCTGGCAGCGCAGCTGCATCAGGAAAGCGCATGGAAGCCACGCGCCGTTTCGCCTGGTGTTGGTGCCCAGGGCTTAGCGCAGTTCATGCCAGACACGGCGCGTTGGATTGCCCAGGTGTTCCCCAAGCAGCTGGGTGACTTCGATCCCTGGGACCCGATGCAGTCGATCCACGCAGCTGCGCTGTACGACAAATGGCTGCTGGATCGTGTGCAGCCCATTGGCTGGACGCGGCTAAGCGAATGCAGCCGCTGGAACTTCGCCATGCGCGGGTACAACGGCGGGGAGACCTGGTTGATGCGGGAGCGCGGGCTGACGGTAGCCGGTCGCGGCGATGCCAACGATTGGCGCAGCGTCGAGCGCTTTCGCAGTCGTGGGCCTGCCGCGCACCACGAAAACATCAACTATCCGCGCCGCATCCTACTGACGCTTGAACCTGCCTACATCGCGGCGGGCTGGCCGGGGACTGCCGTATGCAACTGAGCAGCCGCGACTTCCTTGCCGTTGCACTCAAGCCGGTTCTGATTGCCGTGGCCGTAGCGCTGATCGTTGGTTCCGCGCTGGGCGGATTCGTTGCTTGGAAGGTCACTTCCAACAGCCATGCCGCCCAGGAGAACCGCTCTCTGCGTGTGGATGCCCAGGCATGGGCGGACATCGCCAAACAGCAACGCCAAGCAAGCGTTGATCAAGCTATCGCCTTCGACACAGCGGTGAAGAAACTCAATGAAATCTCACAGGGGCGGGAAGATGACAAGAAGGCAATCCAAACACTCGGGCAAACGTTACGGGCCGACCTTGCCAAGCTGGCGGCGGCGCGCCCTGATCTGCGTGATAGCGATCTTGGCGATGACTTCCTGCGCCACTGGAACAAAGCCATTACCGAGCCCGCCGCCAGCACCGCCGCCCCCGGACCTGCCGGCGAACCTGAAACAGCAGTGCCCAGCCGTCCCGCCAGCGACCAGCGCCAACCCGCTGGCGCTGCTGGCGCAGCACGACATGGAAGCACTG